GGGATGGGTCCAAACATAAAGACGGTAGGAGCAACCGCGAGTGCCACCTTCATCTTCTGAACTAAAGAAAGTTCCTCCATATATAGTAATGTACGGATATTCTGTCTGGCTTGTGCCATTGAATCGTCGTCTTCTAACCAAGGTCTACAAGTTCAGACATATCCCTCATATCACGATATCGACCAACCATGAAGACCTCCCAGATCCCGTCAATCTCGGTAAACTTTATGACATAGTGGATTTCAAGCCCTATGGTATTATTGGAAAGCAGTACGCATTTGACCCCTTACACGCGACTGGATGGGAATGTACGGTCGAAGATCTTTTTATTCAGCACACACCTCACATGAGTCATGTATATTCATTTTATCCACATGAAAAGGTATTGCCGGTCTATCCCACGCCACAAAGATTGATCGCCGAGGTCTGTGTCGCCGATACGAGATCATCCAATTGGGAGGAATGGAAGATAATTAAAGAAAAACTTCCAAGATAAAGTACAATGGCTTTTTTACCTTTTCTTAGGCACGGCGATCTTTACGATCTTCTGGACACGACGTCCAAGGTTCTGAATGAGCTTCCCAATCTAGAGAAGCAGTTTAATACTAAAATGGCTGACAGATATCTATACAAGCGCACCCAGACCACAGATGATGGTTTCGAGATTGAGATGCATCTCCCCGGCGTGGGCAAGGATAACATTCACGTCACGATTTCGTCAGATGATCACGAGGTGACGGTGGCTTACGGAGAGAACCGAAGTGCCTCATTCGATTTGCCCAGTTACGTGGATGTATCGGATGAGGGTTACAAGGCGAGTTACATCGATGGTGTTCTTCGATTGTTCTTCAAGATGCGAACGTCCGACAAGAAGCGTCGCGAGATCAGGCTTGATTAAACAAATATAGTACCACCAAGTCCGCCCTGGCAGCGGAAGACATTAAAGTTTACCGCGTAGAGTCTTGCTTTACGCGATACGCTATTATTTACCAGAATTAGTTCAAAAATCTGGCTTGAAATGCGACTCATGTTTACGGTTCCAGAGGGGTACGGACCCGTGTTACTTCCTATATTAAATATATTCACCTTGTAACTTGGCGTTTGAACGTAGTACTCATAAGGTTGAATGGCTCTCATGGTCATTTGATCTAGATCGAAATAGACTTGTCCGTTCAAGAACATTCGCCATCGTGTAACCTGGTCATTGGAATAACTCGCGTAGACCGAGGGATTAACCGCCGAACTGTAATCAAAAACACCTTTGGTTCCAGAATCATTCTGTACGACCAGTATGAACTCTTGGATGGGATTTTCGAATAGTGTTTTGAAACGGATTTGATTGAGATCGCCCAAAGTGACTCTGGCGAGTTGTGTTTGTTTTATAACATAATCCAGTTGTTTGCCAAGGAAGAACTGTCTGTGCTCTTCATTTAGATATATAGCCTGCAAGTCTAATACGACATCTGGGAGTGGAACATTAGATAGTTCTGACTGTTTTCTCAGTGTTATACGTACCTCGATAGTGTGTCTATTCAGGGCCAACAACGGGAATGCATTTGTGAATCCCTTTCCAAAGAATGGCAGTTCTACTAGGAATTGTCTTGTGACGGACGTTGTTCCATAACTTGTGGGAGTCACATTACGTTTAAGGATGGCGTCATTGCTATTTCGTGTGCGCTGTGTGTCCGTAAGGTCCGATATTACAGCCATGTATTCACCAGTCAAACTCACAATAGTCTGTCCACCAACTATCAGGTCGGCTCTTTCTACAAAAGCATGCCCTGCATCCTGTGGAACTGTTTGCGATTCTTGGAATGTGAAGTTTAGAACGAAACTTGTAATGATATCGCACGTATCATTATCTATGGTACATCTCGATGTTCCTCCAAAACGAATATCCGAGTCAAATGCCAGGCGTAGATTCTCGGTCGTGTACCCGGACCGCTTCGTAAAAACTTTTTGATAGAAACTTTTTTGTGGATCTCCGGTTAGAAAAGTATCTTGGTACCCTGTGACGGCAAGCCGCATTCTAATATGATGTGTTAAAAAAAGATTTCAAAAAATGCGTGTAGACTAGTAGATATGAACGTTCAACTCAAAAAATTCAATCCCGCTTCAATGGGTGACGACAAAGTCTGCGTGTTCATTGGAAAGCGAGGGACTGGAAAATCGACGTTGGTGACAGATATCCTCTACCACAAAAAGCATCTCCCAGCGGGCGTAGTTATGTCTGCAACCGAAGAAGGGAATCACTGGTATCAGCAGTTCATTCCGGATCTGTTCATCTACGGGGAATATGACAAGGACATTATCGAGAGGGTGATTGACAGGCAGCGAAAGATGGTGAACCTCAAGCCTCCACCGGGAAAGGCGGAGTTGACTTCACGGGACATCGGTGCATTCATCCTCATGGACGATTGCATGTACGACCGCAAGTTCCTCAAGGACGCGTGCATCCGCCAGTGTTTCATGAACGGACGCCACTGGAAGATATTTTTCATGCTGACGATGCAGTACTGCATGGACCTGAGTCCCGACCTCCGCGCCAACGTGGACTACGTGTTCATCGCCCGCGAGAACGTCATCCAGACCCGCGAAAAGTGGTACAAGTCCTTCTTCGGAATCTTTCCCAACTTTGACATGTTCAATCAGGTGATGACTGCGTGCACGGAGAACTATGAAGTTCTGGTATTGGACAACACCAGCAAGTCCAATCGGATTGAGGACTGTGTCTTCTGGTACAAGGCCAAGATCCACACAAACTTTAGGGTCGGCTCGTCTCAGTTTTGGAATCTCCACCAGAAGACATACAAAAAGGCCGGAGGAGCCACCAAGCCAGGTCAGGATCCCAATGAAGTCAAACGCACTAGGAACGCCCAAACCCTACAAGTGAAGAAGTTGAAATAATTATTCAGGGAGAAAAACAATACCCGATTAGGTAATTACAAAAATGGAGCAGAAAGCAATTGCTCTCGCGACCAGCGCACTCATCTCCTCTGGTCTGGTGAGCGACACCAAGGCCAACACTCTTGCGGTCCATCTTTCCAAGGGAGCCAAGAACTGGAGCATCAAAGAACTGACATCGCAATATACAGAACGCAACCAAAAAGAGATTCAAAAATGTACCTCGAAATTGTGGACGGACTATCTTGCCAAGTGCAACTACCGTTTCGCCCATACGGACAATGGATTGGTCAAGGTCAAGACACCTCTGGTGCTCAAACAGGAACGTATTCTCGCCATCAAGAATCAGATGATCGGCGAGACGTTTGTGCCTCCGATCAAAAAAGTATCCAAACGCCTACTCGATCGGGCTAGACTGAAGAGGTTTCACGAGGCCGTCAAGAGGGACATAGACAACATTGAAAATGAGATGAAAGGGATCTCGCGCATCACCAAAAGACTTGAAGTCTATTTTATTCCCAGACTTGCATACAATCCAAAAATTTTCATTGGCATGAAGGACGAGTATCTCCCTCTTCCTAACGTATCCAAGAAGAAGCGTATCCTCAAACGCCTTCTCCACCTTTTGAATGAACGCAACCTGATCAAGATGGAGAAGATCAAGGAACGACTAACGGAGGTTCGCAAGAGCGTCTTCGGACAACTCGTGCAGATCCAGCGGGACATTTTCATCAACTCGCCCGAGTGTTGGAAAAGAACAGAACGAACATCGTGTCTGGAAAAGAAACACGCCAACGAAGATCTCAAGGCGGAACACATCAAACTCTCCGAACACATGTCTTCAAACTTGGGAGACTATATGATCGAAACACCAAAGCCATTCAAGAACATTACCATCATTCCAAGTGAAGACGAAAGACGAGCCAATTGGAAAAATCCTGCATTCAGATCACTCTACACAAGCAGAATGCGTTCTTTGGTCTACGCAATTCGCAACAACGACAAGTCGCGATTTTTGGATAGAATCAAGTCCGGTGAACTCAAGCCCAATACCTTTGACACCAAGGAAATGTGGGATCTCTGGTACAGCGAGCCCAAGGTCGAGGTCAAGGAGAAGAAGCCAGAAGAATACGACGACGGGATGTTCAAGTGTGGCA